GTGCCGAAATTGGTTGCAGACGCGCCCAGATCATATTCTCAAGTTGCTTTAATTTCGCAATCACCCCATCTCGCGCCGCACTCCGCACCGCGCATCATTCCATCTATCGCAGATAAATCGGCTAATGCAGTTGCCGCACTGCGCGACGAAGTCGCGCCCTATTCTGGCTTCAATTGTTCCGCACATCTCTGAAAAAAAGGACGTCGTGCGGAGCGCCAGAGCGAGTGCAGCGCAGCTGAAATGCCGATCCATTTTGACTGCGCTGGCTCGGGAAGAAGAGCGATGGAAATCAGTCCAGCAGGGATGGCGTTGTTGAAGCGGAGTGAAGGTTTCCGCAGTCACGTTTACAAAGACGCGGTTGGATTTCCGACGATTGGCTATGGCCACAGGCTTCTGCGCCCGGACAGCTTCCCAAACGGCATTGACGAGGCTGAGGCCGAGACGTTGCTTAACTTCGATCTGCGCACAGCCGAGCAAGCCGTTGCGCGCCTGGTGACGGTTCCGCTAACACAGGGCCAGTTCGATGCGCTGGTGGACTTCACGTTCAACCTGGGCGCGCAACGTCTGGCTGCCTCAACCCTGCTCAAAGATCTGAACGCCGGCCGCTACGACGATGCGGTAGAGCAGCTGCTGCGCTGGGATCACGCCGGCGCGGAAGAGCTTGCCGCTTTGAAGACACGCCGCGCGGCTGAAGCTGAGTTGTGGCATGGACAGGAGGTCCAGTGAGCACACCGGTCGTTCCCGCCACTCTCGTTACGCCCTCGCCGTGGCCGCGTCGCATTGGTATTGCGTTGTTAGTTGCCCTGATTGCCCTGGGCGGCTATGAATGGCTCGCGGAGCGCGAATCCCGGATCAAAGCTGAGGCGCAGACGGCCGCGCAGCAGAAGGGCATTGACGCGGCTAAGAGCGATGCCTCGCAGGTAGCCGCGCAGCTCAAGACAACGCTGGCTGCGCTTGAACAGCAGAAGAGCAAACCCGCGACGCCGCAGCAAATCATTCTGGACACTTCAAGGCTGATTCCTTCATTGCCGCAGCCCATCACGATTCAGACAGCGCCAGCGCCGGCGGTGGGAAATGGACCCGCGCAGCCGGGAGTGGCGGACTCGGCCAAGGTTCCGCAGCAGCAAATCATAGTTCCGGCAGCCGATTTCCAAGCGATACAGAACGCCGAAATTGGCTGCCAGGAGAATACAGCCAAGCTTGCTTCCTGCGCGTTGACGGCTGCGGACACGGCCGCAGAGTTGAAAGCTACCGAGGCGCAGCGCGATACCTGGGAGAAGACGGCTAAGGGTGGCACCTGGATTCATAAAACATTGACGGCCGCGAAGTGGATCGTGATTGGCGCGGGCGCGGGATACGTGGCGGGGCGCAAATGGTAGTCGTCGACAAAGCCTTGGCTTTCGTCCGCTCCTGGCTGAGCGAGCCGGATGGCACGATCAGCAATGCCCGGATCTGCGTTGTGATTGTGATCTGCTTTGCGACAGGGTGGATGACAGCGCTGTTATCGAAGGTCCACGGCGCGGTGACGGTTCCGGAGTTGACGGCTTTTGTTGGGCAGTTAGGCATGTACGTCAGTGGCATTTGCGCAGCTCTTTACGGCGTGAACAAGTTCGCAGATGCATATAAGAATCGGGCGGATCGAGAAGGTCCGCCCCCACAACAGGCGGGAGATCCTCCCGCGCAGCAGTGAGAGAGGGAAAACATGATTTTCTTTTGGTTTGTTGTCGTGTTCGTAACCGGCGTGATTCTGGGCGTAGTCTTCAACGGCAAGATCGTCGCCGCAGTGAAGAGTCTGGAAACCACCATCGAAACCAGGCTGATCGCGATTGAGACGGCCATCAAGGCGAAACTTTAACCGCATGGAGGAAAGGACACAGCTGCGAACTGGCCGGCGATTTAGATCGCTGATTCTGGATCTCTGCTTATTGTTCAGCTGGTTTTTTCTCCCTCACACCCTCTATGGCCGCTGGAAACAGCGCCTGAAACCGCAACGGACGAAAACTCTGAAGATCCGAATTGGAGAATCCATGGCCCCTGTAACCTTGCTTGTCGGACAATCGGTGCCCGCAACGGCCGTACCGCTTGAGGCGGACGGCGTGACCCCAACTCCTGGCGCAATCGTGTCAAACCCGTCCTGGTCGGTGACCGATCCGACGATTGCCAGTTTGACCGCGAACGCGGACGGCACAGCAACCTTGAAGGCTATTGCTCCTGGCACGGTCCGTGTCGACGTGGTCGCCGCGGTCACGGATAGCGACGGCACAGTGAGCACGTTCAGCGGCAGTAACACGCTGACCGTCTCCGCGCCCTCGCCACCTCCTACCGGACGCACGGCCAGCCTCGGTGTCAGCTTTGGGACGCCGAATTAACGAGATACCACCAATGAGCGAACGGCCTCGGATTGCCAGTTGCTCCAGTCGGATGTATCGGAGAGGGCGCGTACCCGAGGAACTCAACCAACCTACCGCTGCCGGACTCAACCAGGTCTGGCAGCGGCTGAAAAAGGCAAGCCGATGGCAAACGTAACGGCCACATTTAGCTCGATCACGCGGAAGAGATTTTTGCAGATCCGCGCCCGCATCCGCGCGCAGGCAGACAAGATGAGTTGCTCTGAGAGTTTGGGGTACGCCTCGGCGGGACATGCCTCGGGCGATTCGATGGAGATCGAGTGGCTATACACCGAAGCAGAGCAGAAGCTGATTATCACTTGCACAAAGCGGCCTCTCTGGAGAACTGAAGGCAATGTGCAGAACAGGATTCGCGGCTTAGTGGAGGCGCTATGAAACAGGAGTTATGGAACTGGGTTTGGACAGGCTTGGGATTCGGCCTGGCCGGATGGCTGGTAAGCCGGATTCCGTTTTGACTGGAGACTGGAGTTCGATGGACGGAAACGATGAGTGAGCCGTCGCGCTCGGGAGGCTCGGAGGGGGCAAAAAGGCAAAACGCGCCAGGAGGCGCGACACGGGGCTGAGGATGAATTTAAGCCCTACCCCACATGGAATTTTAGTGAACGGGTACGACGGGGGGTCACAGCCCCGGCATTTTGGGTTTTAAGCGCAAATTTATCCAGATCGGACCCCAAAAAGGGGCAGGACGGCTTTTTGAAGGGGAAATGGCCACAGTGACGACTTTAAATTTGAGCGGTGTCGGACCTCAGCGGGTGGATGTCCAGGCTGGCTTCCGAACGGGCTGGCTACGGCACCTGAAAGTTGCGCTTGGCGGCGCAACGGGGATGTCGGTCGCATTGGGAGCTTACGAGGTCTTTCGGAGTCAGCCGGACAGGAGTTTCCAGCTGCTACAGGTTTGGGGGCCGGCGTTCATCGTCGCCTTGATGGCTCTCTACGTCGCGGGCAAGTTCCTCGATGGCATGGTGGCGGCGATCCGCGAGAGCTTCGGCATGGTGGCCCAGAGTGTGCATGACTCAGCCGCAGCGACCGGACGTACGGCGGATGCGTTGACCAGGCTTGCGGACCAGGGAGGGCGCCAGGCCGAGCAGGTTGAGCGATTGGCAATTTACGCCGCCCAGGAGTTTCCAGGAGTTTATGAGCGCTTTGACCGGCAGGATGAGGTATTGCGTGAAATGGGCCGCAGTCTGAAGGGCCTGCATTCGATGTTAAGCAGCGAGAAGGCAGCGTTGGACAAAAAAGATCTGGAGGCTGGCGATGGAAGTGGAACGTAGAGAGATTCAGGCGCGGCGGCGGAGGGGCATCATCCTCAAGCTGGTGCGCGAGGGCCATGAAAACCAGCTCTCCCGTATGGACGATTTCGAGATGTGGGCCGTGCTTCAAAAAATGGGGCAAACGCTAGGCCGCGACCAGGTGGTCACGCTTCTGCAGGATCTCGCGGTGCTCGACTATATCGACTTCAAGACGGCCGTCAATGAAATCACTGGCCGCGTGGAGCTGAGCCAAATCGCGCTGACACCACTCGGGCTGCGCTTCTACACGCGCCGCCAGAGCAATGAGGATGTGCTTTTCAACTAATTCTCTGCCTAGAAGGGATAGCTGATGTTGAACTGTTCACACGAGTGGGAGCCCTATCTGATCTTTGGAAAGCAAGGTAGGGCCTGTCGTAAATGCGGAACGTTTGAGCAGATCACGCGGGGGCTATTCAGGCGCTTATTTGGCTATTCATATCTGAGGTTAATTCGCAATCTCCCGATCGAGTTCAAGAGGAATCACTGTGTCTAAGCCCAGGCCAAAAACCGGAGAAAAGCGGGTTACAAAGCTGCCGCTCAAGATTGACCGTCTGCCGCAATCGGCGCGCGATGCGATCCAGACGCTCTACGGTCGCGGACGCACCTGGGTAGAGATCGCCGAGCAGTCTGCGCTGCCTTTTAGTAAGGATTGGGAAAAAGACAACCAGGGCTTCATCGACTGGCCGAATATTGAACCGGATGTGCTTGATCTTTTCCCTGGATTCCGATTGGCCAAGTCGAGCCTGCAGCGCTGGTTTGATTTGCGCGTGAGCCAGGTCCGCGCCCAGGTTATGGCCGAAAGCGCAAAGGCTCGCGAGTGGGCCGAGGCTTTTGCCGGCAAAGACCTGCCAGGCACTAACGACGCCGTGATGAACGCCATGCGCGATCAGGTCTTTGCACTGATGCGCCAGGTAGGCCCCGGCGATCAGGCGAAGTTCCTCGACGGCCTGAATGTTTTATCGCTGACTCTCAGCCGCCTTCAACGTGTGGAGCTACAGGCTCGGCGCGTCGCGGTGGATGAGAAGAATGTGCAGATCAAGCTCGACCTCATCAAGGAAAAGGCCGGCAAGCTGATCGGCGAGATGGAAGGCCGCGACGGCAAACCGGCCGTGGCTCTTACACGCGAGGATCTTTTGGAGAAGGTGAAGGAGATTTATGGGGCCGTCTAAAGCCATCTTTCTCCAATACCAGCAGGATTGGATCAACGATAAGTCCCCGCTGAAAATCTGGAAGAAGGCACGCCAAATCGGCTTCAGCTTCTGTGCGACATTTCGCGCGGTCACAGACCTGGTTCGCCATAAGACGCTGTGGATAGCACTCTCCGCCGGCCAGCGGCAATCAAATGAACTGGCGCACAAGGCTCGGGAGCATGTCGAGGCGATTGCGCAGATTGAGCAAGCTGCGCGCGGCTATGAGTTCGTTGAGAAGGAGGGCACTGGAGCTTTTGTCGAGGGTGTCGAGCAGACGCAGTCAGTAATTCATTTCCCATCGAACAAGGCGCGCATGATCTTTCTGCCCGCTAATCCCGACACCGCCCGCGGCTACACCGGAAACGTACTGGCTGATGAGTTCGCCTTTCACAAGGACGCCAAGCGCATCTATGCGGCCATCTATCCGTCCATCACGCGCGGCTATTCAATCGAAATCGGCTCGACCTGCTTCGGCGAGTCAGGTATGTTCTATGAGCTGAGCGAGAAGGAGAACGGCTTCTCCAAGCACTGCACCACAATCTATGACGCCGTGGCGCAGGGCCTGGACGCGGATATTGACAAGCTGCGCGAGGGCTGCCCGGATGAAGACATCTGGGAGCAGGAGTACTGCTGCAAGTTCGTCTCTGACGCGACGAGCTGGATCACCTGGGATCAGATACAGGCGGCGGAGTCGATTTTCGCCACCGTCGATCTGCCGGAGGGCTTCAGGCCGGTTGGGGAACTGATTCTCGGCGTGGACATCGGCCGCAAGAAGGATTTGACGGTCGTCTACCTGCTCGAAAAAGCTCTCGGCGTTTATTGGACCCGCGCAATTGTACGGATGCGAGCCACGTCCTTTGCCATCCAGCGCAAGCGGATCGACTGGTTTTTTGAGAATCTGCCCATCCGGCGGGGCTGCTTCGACTGCACCGGCATCGGAATGCAGATGGCGGAGGAAGTTCAGGCTAAGTGGGGCACCTGGCGCGTTGAGCCAGTTAACTTCACGCTGGCAGTCAAAGAAGACCTGGCGGTCCGGACGCGCCGCGCCTACGAAGAAGGAATCATCCGGATTCCAGATGACCGCAACCTGCGCGGAGCAATTCACGCGGTGCGCCGGATTCCAACCGCCGCAGGCAACTTCCGCTTCGACGCGGATCGTACTGAGGCTGGGCACGCCGACGAGTTTTGGGCGCAATCGCTGGCACTACTCGCCGGGGATAACGGTGGAGTCTGCTCTCTCGCCGGTGTCAAGGCATCCGAAAAGCCCACCTCCTACTCGCAGATGAAGGGATACCTCTGATGGCCGACGCAAAGATTCCCGCAGTTCCGCCGCTACCGCCAAAGGGCGAGATGATCTCGTCCACCAGCCTTTACCTCCAGCAGATCTCGCTCTACCGGAATACGCTGGCCTTCGGCGGCACGCGCAATCCCACATCGATCTGGGCGGCGATGACCTATAACCAGCCCGAGACGATGGCTTATTTTCGCGAGCTGGAAGACAAAGACGAAGATGTTGCCAACTGCCTTGACACACTCAAGCTCTCGGTTCTGGAGCGCGATCGCAGTGTGCTTCCCGCGCCGCGTGATGAATCGTCACTCGCCAAGGATGTCAAAGAGTTTGTGGAGACGCAGCTCGATAAGCTCGACTTTCACGCGGTGCTCGATTGCATTCTCGATGCGCCCGGCTACGGCTTCAGCGTTCAGGAAATGATCTTTGATACCTCGGAGGGCCAGGCCGAACTGGTGGATATCAGCGACTGTCCGCAAGAACTATTTCTTTTTGGCAATCGCTTCTATCCGCAGGTGGGCAATCTGCAGCTCCTTGACAATCCCTGGGCCTCTGAAGGCCAGCAGCTCCCCGAGCAGAAGTTCCTCATCTTCAGCTACCGCAAGCGCTCGCGCAACCGCATGGGCCGTCCGCTTCTTAAGGCTGTCTTCTGGCCCAGCTGGTTCAAGCGGAACATTCAGCGGCTGTGGATACAATTCGCGGAGAAAGGCCCCGGCACGGCCGTGGTGCATTACAACGATGCGGACAACGCCTCCGAGCGCCAGCAGGCCGTGGATATTGCTCAGTCCCTCGTTGACAACGTCGCCGTTGCGGTGCCCAAGGGCTTCGAGTTTGAGCCCGAGCTGCTCAAGATAGCCCGCGCTCAGGACCCAAAGGTTTACGAGAGCTTCTTCAAGGCGATGCAGTACTCCATCGCTCGCCGGGTGATGGGAGAGACTCTGACCAGCTTTGGCAACGAGGGCGGCGGTGGATCGAAGGCTCAGGGCGAGACACACGCCGACACTTTGGATAAGCGCAGCGTGGAGCTGTGCCGCAGTTTGCAGTCTGTCATCAATGATCAGCTCATCAAGCCGCTTGTGCTGTGGAATTTCGGTCCAAAGGCTCCGATGCCGATCTGGCAATTCGATCTGGAAGAGGCTGAGGATCTGCAGCTCGCGCTTACCGTGGATTCCGGTCTGATGCGCATGGGCAAGAAGTTCACCGTCGGTTATATCTCCGACCGTTACGACCGGCCGCTGACTCCGAATGAAACAGAAGATCAGGAGCTGGTGCCGAACGCGGCCGCGCCATCGGTGTCGCTCACTGACCGTTCCAGCGCAACCTTTGCCGAGCGCCAGGGTGAGGCCGCAATGCGCGCGGAGATGGCGCAGTACGACAAGCTCTTCGAACAATTGCAGGGCGAGGCAAAGGGTATCTTCGCCGCGCGAGTACGGGAGATCGCATCCACGGCCATGCCTCCGAAAGGGGTAGATTTTGGCCAGTGACCAGGTGCGCCTCGGCGATCTGCTGGCGCGCCACTTGGCCGCGTCCAATTTGCTTGGGCGCTTGCACGTTGCGCGATTTGGCATGGTCAAGCTACATCGCCCGGTGCACCTGGCTACCACTTCGCGCCTCAAGAACTTTGCGGAAGAAGATGCCCAGGGCGACACCCTCAACGTCGGCTTTAGCTTCACCCTTCCCCCAACAGGCGCAGTCGAGTATCTACGCAATTTGACGCCCGTGACGCGGGAACTCTTTGACGGCCTAACAAGCCAGTACCGCAACGACGCTTTCACCGTGGCCGGAGTCAGCGATCAGCGCTTGATTGGAAAAATTCGCGATGCCTTGGCCGAGACATTAGCCAAAGGTGGAACGGCGGCCGAGTTCCACAAAGCTGTGGATGCGATGACCACCGAAGCCGGCATTGAAAAGCTGGCCGCATTCGAGCTCGATACTGTCTTTCAAACCAATACCGGCAAAGCCTACAGCGCGGGCCGGCTTGAGCAAATGAAAGAGCCGGACCTGATGGATGCGTTGCCTTATTGGCAGTACTGGACGGTTGGAGATCTGCGCGTGAGGCCGGCGCACGCGTCGCTGGATGGCTTTTGCGCACGCGCTATTGATCCGGTCTGGATGAAAATTTATCCACCCAGTGGCTTTAACTGCCGCTGCTCGGTGATTCCCGTGCTTCCCGAAGACGCGCCTGATGGAAGCGATGAAGGCGGCATGGAACGGCTGCCATTACTAGCCCGGCTTGGAGTGCCCGAGCCCGGCTTCCACACGCTGGCTGGAGTGTAAGTGTTCCAGCTTTCGCGGATGTTTCAGTTACCGCACGAGACGGCGATGCGTCTCGATATGGTGTCTCCATGGCGACAGCGCTCACGAAGACAGTAGATGGCAAGCCGCTCGAATCGAGCGATTTTGCCTACGTGGGAGATCCTGAGGATATTTCCACCTGGCATCTGCCGGTTGACAAGGATCACGTCGAATCCGCATTGAAACTCTTCGGACATGAAAAGCATGTGCCGGAATCGGAGAAAGCCGCCACGGCCCGCAAGATCGCAGCCAAAGCGAAGGATGCCGGCCTGGACACGGATAACTTCCGCAAGACGTATCTCTCCAGCGTTGAGCATGGCGAAGCGCCGCGCCCCTGGATCGAGATCTTCCGCGCCGGTGATTATCGCGGTGCGAACAAAGGCCTCATCACCCGCGCCGATCTGGACCGCGTGGTGCGCAATTACGACCCCACCTATCACGAAGCTCCTGCCACCATCGGCCACCCGGCTGATGACAAGCCGGCCTACGGTTGGATCGAGAGCCTGGCTGTTGACGGCGACAAGCTGCTGGCTAGGGAAAAGCAGGTTGACCCCAAGTTCGACGAGGCGCGCAAGGCTGGGCGCTTCAAGAAGCGTTCGGCAGCGTTCTATTGCGACGCCGACGGCAACATCACGGGACTGCGCCATGTTGCATATCTCGGCGCGCAGCCTCCCGAAGTCAAGGGTCTCCAAGACCTTTCTTTCAACGATCATGGATCGAAGTTCATCGAGGTGGACTTCGGGGAGGATGAACAAGTGGCAGCAGAAAAGACCGTACCCGAGCAGATTAAGGAAGGCGTCAAAGCCTTCTTCGCGGAGATGTTTGGCTCCTCCGCGCCACCGAAGACTTTCAGCGAGGATGACGCCAAGCGCATCGCTACCGAGGCAGCCACGGCAGCCGCAGCTCCGATGCAGGTCAAAATTACCGCGCTGGAGAGCGAGCTGAAGACGCAGACCGCGAAGTTCGCGGAGCGCGAAACAGCAATTGCAGGCGGCGAAGTGAAACAGCGCGCCATGGCCGCGATTGCAAAGCTGAAAACGGCTGGCAAGTGGATTCCAGCTTTCGAGAAGATGGGCCTCGGCCCGGTCTTCGAGGAGCTGGCGAAATCCACCCGAACCGTCGAGTTCGGCGAAGGCGCGGAGAAGCAGACGGTGACTCCGCTGGAGACACTGATGCTCTTCCTGGAGGGGCTGCCGAAGATTGTTCCCGGTGGCCGCGCAGTTGAAGGCACTCCAGCCAGCCACGGAAAGGCTTCAAGTGGCGATCCGCTGACCGACGCGGCCAGGGCGCGCCAGAAGGAAAAGAAGATCAGCTTCAGCGAGGCTCTCTCCGAGATCGCGGAAGAGCGCCCCGAGTTGACGGTTGCCGGCGGTTCGGCTGCTGGGGCGGTCTAGCAAGATTCACCAAGGCCGGCTCTGCTGAATGCAACCGGCCATATCAATTTTGAACTTTCAGCCCCAAGGAGGGCAAAATGGTGAACATCAGCACTGAAACCAAGGGGCCGAAGGGCGTCCAGATCAAGGAAAGCCTGATCCCCGGCGGTTCGTCCGGCTTTACTCGCGGACTGGCCGTTGTCTATGGCACGGATGTCTATCATGCCGCCGTGGCCAGCGTCGCCAACTCCGCCTGCATCGGCATCATCGAAGAAGATGCTGTCTCTACCACCGAGGCGATCTCGGTGATCGAGCATGGCCAGGCGGTGGCCCAGGTTGGCGCCGCCATTGCTTCCGCGCCGCTGGCCCTCACCAACAACGCCGCCGGGCAGCTTGTGCCGGCTACCGTCGGCCAGACGGTTGTGGCCATTGCCCTGGAAACCACACCCAACGCGGGAGATTTTATCTGCGTTTTCGTGCCGGGTCTCTTTGGCCTGGTGGCGGCAATCGCCTAACTAACCTTTTCCGCATGGCGCTCTGCGATGAGCCGAGCGCCAGGCGGCGCAACAAAAAATGTGAACTATCCCGCGCAAGCGGCAGGAGGATGTAAATGGGCGGCTATGTTGGAACGATGCCGGCAGGGGCTCTGAATGTGGCGTTGTCGAACTTCGCCAAGGAGTTCCGCAACAACGCCTTAGTTGGCGAAATCTTTGCCCCGCGCGTGCCTGTGGCGCGGCAGTCTTTCCAGTACGTCGTATGGAATCGCGACGACTTCAAGCTGCCTGGAACCACGCTCCGCGCTCCCGGCGGCGAGCCGCAATCCGTGCGGCGCAGCTATTCCACCGCGCCCTATATGGCGGCGTCTCACGCGCTCCAGGGCGATGTGCCCTTCGAGAGTGAGAGCTATGGCCTCGGCCTGGGCTTCTCCACGCGTAAGCAGCTTACCCAGCAGCTCATCAAACAGATCAATCTCGACAGGGAGGTCGCGATTGCCAAGCTGTTGCTGAGCGAGAGTAATTTCCCCAATTTCATTGACCTCAGCGCGGGGGTAAACAACCAGTGGGATAAGTATCCCGCGGTTCCCGGCGAGGGCACTGACGGTTCTCACCCGATCGTGCAGATCGAGGCGGCCAAGGCGATTCTCCGCCAAGCCGGAGTGCAGGATAACGAGATGACTCTGCTCTTGAGCGATCCGGTTGTGGTCGCGCTGCAGAATCATCCGGACATCATCAACCGCTTCAAATACACGACGCCCGGCTCGATCTCCCCGGATCAGCTCTCGCAAGTCTTCCGTGTGAAGTGCATCCAGGGCAGCGCCATCCTGCTCAACCGGCAGAATGTGGCCTCTTGGGTTTGGGGCAGCAACGCCTTCCTGGGCTACGCGCAAGCCGCGCCCACACAAGACGATGTTTCCTGCGCCAAGACTTTCGTCTGGACGGGTGGAACCGATGGCAACGGCGCCACCATTGCCGCTCCGCCCTCGACCGTGGACGGCTACGGCGTTCTCGAGTGGATCGATCCGCACCTGGCCAAGAAGAAGTATTGGCAGAGCGTGGATTGGTACTACGACTTGCGCGCAACCGCGCAGGAAACGGGTATCCCGCTGCTCAACGCGCTGAGCGTCGCTCCCACCATGGGCGTGATCCCCGGCGACATCGAGGGTTAACCCCGCGCAGGGTAGGCGCATTGACGGGCTGAGGGCGCGCTTCGCAAGGGGCGCGCTTTCAGCAAATCTCGAAACGGAGCCGAAATGGCCAAGAAAAAGGAATTGACTGAAGCCAAAACTGAGCCCGAGTACCGTATTCTCGCCGGCTTCATCTTCAACCACTGCATCTACGTTCGCGGCGGCATCGCGCAGTTCAGTGAGAAAGCCGCGTCGGATCTGATCAAGCGCGGTCTCATCGCACCCGCCAACTAACTCCGGAGAAGCATGGCCTACGCAACCCAAGCCGATCTCGTCCCTCTTCGCATGACGGCGAAGGACCTGACTGAGCTTACCGATGATGACAATACTGGTGAAATCAATACCACGACGGTCACAGCGGCGCTCGAAGAGGCCTCTGGGCGCGTAGAAAGCTATTGCCGAATGCGCTACGTCACGCCGCTACAGCAATCGGATGATGTGAAGGCGCTGACCTTGGATATCGCAGTTTACCTGCTTTTTAGCCGGCGGCGCGAAACAACAATCGGCGAAACCGTGCAGCAGCGCTTTGACCAGGCAATCAGCTTTCTCAAAGATATCGCTGCAGCCAAAGCATCGCTCGATCAACCGTCAACGGCGCTCCAGCCGCAGGTTTCGCTGGGCGGTCCGACGATCTCAAAGAAAGATCGCCATCTTCATTTCAGCGACAAGAACATTGAGGGTTTTGTATGAGCGCGGAAGTCATCCAGATCGACGATGCCAACGTGAGAATCGCGCTGGGAAAGTTCCGTCTCGCGCTCGCGCAGAAGGGCGATCTGATGCAGGAGATTGGCGCGGCAATGCTGGTCTCGATCCGGCGCACCTTTCGCGAGCAAGGGTCTCCGGCAAACTCCTGGATGCCTCTCGCTCCCTCGACCATCAAAAACAACCCCAAAAAATACGGCTCCGGTCACAAGCTTCTGATCGACTCCGGCAGACTACTGAACTCGATCGGCATATCTCAAACGAGCCCCGACAGCGTAACGATCGGAACCAATGTCGTTTATGCGGCCGTGCATCAATTCGGCTCGCGAGATCGCGGCTCGGTCGGCGTGGGCCCACGCACGGAAAAGATGCAATCCGCCACCGTCAAAGTGCGCCAGCATGGCTTTGCGCGGCTTTCTAAATCACTAGGTAAAGGGCGGCTTGGCAATCGCACGATGAATATTCGCGGCCCGCGCAATCAGGTCCGTGGCAGCGTCTCGGCGCACACTCGCCATCAGAACATTCCGGCGCGGCCCTATCTCGTCTTTCGGCCCGAAGATCCTCAGCGCATTCAGAGCCTGGTCAACGGCTACATTCGCCGCGCCAAAGTGCAAGCCGGATTGGGAGGCGAATAATGGGTGCGCCTTCGCAATTCCGAATCGATTATGTTGAAGCTGCGCTGATCACGCTGCTCAAAACCGTGATGCCACCGGCCTATGGCACTTCCGTTGCGCCTGTCCTTGTTGACATCAATTCCGTCAACAGCAAAGATTTCAATGCCCAGGGCCAGCTCGCGCTCAAGCCACCATCGATGCGCGTGCAATTCGGAGACGCGAACTTCGCCAATCTGCGCGACAATCAGCGGCTGACCTATCAGAACGGAATGCTCTTCGATGTGCTCTGCTTCGAATCGAGCCTACGGTCCAAAGCCGACGAGCGGCTTCAATCGCTCGGCCTGGTCGCGGTTGCCCTGAATCAACTTGCAGGCGCACGGCTGGCTCTCGCTGATGGCACAAGCTCAATGCCGATTGAAGTCAAGCGGGTTTCTCTTGTTCTCCCTGATGATGGCGGCCCGGTTGACCAGCTCTTTGCTATCACGATTTCTGTCGAAGGCATCGCTCAATTCGATGGCCCGAATGCGAGGTTTGGACTATGACCACGGCAGCTCCGTCCGATTTTGTTCAAGTGCAACTGTCCGCGGCCGGTATCACTTTCGCCGGCCAGGGCGCGACGGTGCGCATCGCTAACGCGCATTTCTCTTACGTCTTTACGCCTGGTCAACCAGTGCGCGTGCTCAGCAGCGAGTGGCGGCGCGTGCTCTCTCTCAAAACCTATCAGGGCGCTTCAATTCTGGCCCTGGCGCCCGTCCCTGCGCCTGCTGCTTCACAGAAGCCCACTCCCGTGCCGGGACGTGTGATCTCTCCCGCCGCAAGCCACACAGATGCGCCACAACCCACGGTCGAGAAGGCCGCTGAAATTCAAGTCGAGGTGAAGTAATGGCCGGTCCTTTTAATTTTCTTTCGCAATGGAAAACAGCCCGAAACCTGATGCTCAGCGCAAACTCTCAGGCTGCCTGGAACACC